TCAGGTTGCCAACTTCAGCCTGGCCACACGCACCGGCAAAGATGAAACCACTTGGATCAACTGCCAAGTCTGGGGCAAGCGTGCTGACACCGTCATGCAGTACATGCACAAAGGCGACAAAATCACCGTCTGTGGCCAAGGCAAGCTGGAAGAGTATGACCGCAAAGATGGCGGCAAAGGTTACAGCCTGAAGCTGAACGTATCTGACTTCACCCTGCCGCCCAGGCAGGCCGCATCTGACGACGACTTCTGATAATCGGGGCAGCAGTGAATCCGGGTCAGCGGTGCGCCGCTCCCGGGGGATCTGCGTAAGTCCCCGCCAAACAATGACTAGACCAACAATCAAGCAAGTCTGGAAAGACGGCATTCAGCAATGGGAGGTCAGCCACGGAGGCATGACCCGCTACTTCAAAAACGATTGGCAGGCAAATTGGCACTTTGAATCCTGCATCAGGCTGCACCGATCCAGGTTCAAGTCCAAAGCACCAGACAAATAGTTGCGGACTAGGACAGGCTCGCGCGCCTTACGCCCCTCACACCTGATCCGCTGCAGGTCACTTGTCCTTCGCCCGTTTCAGGGTGAAGAAGCCAAAGCATAGTCAACAGCTCAGATGTCCGCAAAACCGGCTTTGGCGTCAAGTTCACCAATGCGGCCAACAGCTTGGCTCAACAGTTTTGATTGATGCCAGTTCTGCCGAACCAAGGCAGAGCAAAGCATTTTCAGGGCCTGCTCGCTATCACAGTTGTTGACTTCCCTGACGCTGCGTTCAACCTCAAGCTCCTCCTCAAGGGTTTGGTTGACGACCATCCAGTCAGCCCAGCCCATAGCCCTGAAGATTCTTATCAATTCATGCCACAGAAGGCATGACTGTCAAGTGGTTGTTGTAATGGCCTGTTTCCCGGTAGCTATGCATCGGCGACTGGGACATTGCATGGAAAACCATTTGGCCGATTTTCAAGCCTGGATACAGGGCCAAGCGCCTGAACTTGCATTCATTTTTCAGCTCAAGTGTCAGCCTTGATCCATGCCAGCCTGGATCGCACCAACCAGCAAGAAGATGATTAAGGCCATCTCTGGCACGGCTTGACTTGAGTACAAATTGAGCGGAGATGTCGTCGGGGAGATTAAACAGCTCACGTGTCTCAGCCAGGCAAAAGATGCCGGGTTCAATGTAGTAAGGGTTGTCTTTTGTTTTGCTTGAGATGTCAACTCTGAGCAAAGGGCCATCGTCAACCTCAACCATCAAATGATTGCCTAACCGCAGGTCCAAGCTGGCTGGATTCAACAGCTCTTCATTGAATGGGACGACCATCTGGCTTTTCCGGCACCGAGCCGAGATTTCCCAATCACACAGGACTGCCATTCAAAAAAAGCAAAAATCAATCCTACTTAGCTTGCCCCAAAACGCTTTTCTCGGTGTGATACGCCCCCTTTTGATACAGCTCAGTCACATCACGCATCCACGGAACAAGCCAATCATTGACCCGTGAACACTGATCCCAGTTGACAGGCTTGGCGCACTGCACAACAACCGTCGTCCAGAACGCAGTTGCATACGCCCAAACCCAATAAAACTCACTCATTGACAATGATTACCCAGCCTGTCCCAGGGCCTTCAGCCTGCCAACGCTGGTAGAACGCAGCCTGCCGCACACGAACGTTGCGCCCCAAGTGCGGATTGCTGTGGCCACCCTTTTCCATTTCTGGATAGCCCCTTGGGTCTTGCATGATCCACTCTGGGTCGCTGCTGTTTTTGCCTGCATACCCACTGATTACGCTCCAATGACCACAGCCCAAGCCGTTGCACATAGGTGGCTCACCACGGAGCATGTTCCCGGCATGTAGCCAGCCGACCAAGACTGGCCTCCCTGCCTCAACCTCTAGTTCAACCAAATCAGCGTCACCGTCTTTCCGAAACTCAGCTTGCAGGCCAAGGCTGCGCAATGCAGCCAGCTGAGCTTCTACTGAAGTGGTATCCCCGTACTTTGCGCGGATTTGGTTGTATTCATCATCTGTCCGAACTTTCTTGTAATAAGCCGCCACCATGGCAGCCGCACTGGAAAAACACTCCCGATAGCCGGTTCCTGTTTTGTTATCAAGCTGCCTGAAATAGGGCATGAACACCTGTTGGTCATAACCACTTTCCTTCCAAGCTTGGAACCAGTCCGCATCACTTTCATCCAGTAGTTCCGGCGGCATGGACTCCTCAAGCTGTTTAATTGCAGCCAGCTGGTGGGGCGTACCACGGAAAAATTGGAAAAACGGTAGTAGAGCGAAGGCCACACCCATCAGCAGCAGGATCAGCTGGATGATGCCGGATGACATCTACTTTTCAACTCTTGTGTCAGGCAAAAGCATTTCGCGGACATGCTTCACAGCAAGATCGTCCAAGTCGTTATCTGTCCTTGCCACAATTTTTTCCAGCATTGCCACAATCAGCTCTTTGAATGCCCGTGATTTCCAGGCGGTCATCAAAATTGGCTTTAGGAGCAGAAGCATTTGCCTGGCCTAGTTACGCTGTCAGCGTAGCTCTGTCTTGCTATGGCTTCCAACCCTGAAGAACAGCATGAAAAAGAAGGCGTTTCAATGGCAGACATCGTCAAGGCTTTGGTCTTGGCTTGGAGTGCTGCATTGCTCACCGCATCCTATTTGGGCATCTTTCCCCAGATGAAAATGGACAATACGTTCGTGGCGTCACTTTTGACTGGCGCTATGGCCTCATTTGGCATTGAGCGCAAGAGCAATGGAAACGCCAATAAGAAACCGACTATCGTGGACAATAAAGAAACCAAAGCTGGCATCAAATGATCCGCACACTTTTGGTATTGGGCGTCACACTTGCTGCGGCTGCTGCGCCAGCCCGTGCTGATTTAACTCATAAAATCATGTCATCAATCTCTCTGCAGGTTGGTGGCGCGGTAACAAGCGCAGACAGAATCGGCAGTTCATTCAGCATCTCAGGCTCAGGTGTTGACACAACTGACGGCAGTACAGCCAACACCATTTCAGCCGGGACAATCACCAGCGGTGTTTACGCTCCAGGCACGATTGCAGCCACGCAAGACACACCTGGCGAAGCCTTTTCGTTTAGCCAAAGCTACACACAAGGTGACGCGGTCCCAACGTCAGCAGTGACAACTGGCACCGTACCCAACTTTGGCAGCATCGTTTCCACTGCCTCTGGAACTGCAGGCGACCTTGCAGGCACGATCGCTACAGATGGAGCCATGACCATCACAGCAGGTGGAGCCAACACCTTGGCAATCGGACAGCTGACCTCAGAGCTGACTATCAAATAAATGTGGGCAGGACTTTGGATCTCTTGGGGCGTTTTGTGCTTTGTGGCGCTTATTGCCCCAGAAGCAAAATCTTTGCCCGTGGTCCCGAACTTCCAGCAGGGAACCCTCAAATCCACCACGACCACAAAAACAAAGGTCAATGAGGTCATCAACTCGTATCGCTACAGAACGGGTTATGAGTACACAGCCTCTGGCACTAACGTCGCGCCAGATGGGCCAATCGCTCCAATGAGCCTGGTCACAACCACCAACAGCCTCAACGGTGTTTCGAGTGTTTGGCGTGGCCTTGATCCTGCGTCAAAGCCATCGTGGCAAATTGTTAACGAAGCAGCTTCTTTTTCTTTTGCCGAGACGCTGCAGGGGCCAGGGCTGGCAGAACACACGATCATCAACCGTGAAACCGACGTTGAATCAATTACGGAGACGCTTAGCACCTTCACCCAATGAAGCGAGTCATAGCAACGCTTTTGCTGGTCACCGCCCCCGCACAAGCACAGACAAGCAGCACGGCAGCTCCAGTCGCAAATAGCTCAGGCTCAGTCACTAACCAAGCCGTTCAGGTAGTGCCAAGCAGGACTACTACGTTCCAATACGCGAACTTCAGCTGCCCAGGGACAACACTGCACATCAACCCGTTTCTCAGCCATACGACCAGCTGGGCTGACCCATATGAATCCCACTATCAAGAGCCTGTTTACGACACGCTTGACCTAACTGGCGCTACTGACCCCGAGGGCAACCCTGTTCCAGACGGCAGGCCAGACAACCCAGGCAGTGTTCTTTTCTACAAGCCAGTTCGCACAGGGCAGAAAAACAACTTTTCAATCAATGGTGGAATCACTGCGCAAATCACAATCCCACTTGACCGCAAACACGTCCGGGCGTGCCAAAGAGCAGCTGAAAAGCAAGTAGCACTGCTAGACGCCAAGCTTGCTAACGAGCGGATGGTCTACGAAATCAAGCGCCTCAAAAATTGCGCTGACCTGATTAGGGATGGTGTCATGTTCCACCCAGATAGCCCCTTCTCAGCAATCTGCGCTGATGTTGTCGTAAACAACCCGCCGCCAAAGATTCCGCCCCACACCCACAAGATCATTTACGCAAAGCCCTCTGAAACTTCCGGCGCTCAAAAACAGACTCAACAACAACCTTCTTCCCCAGTTTCGCCTTGATTTTTTTAATCGTCTTTTTGACGATGGGCTTTACCACCTTGAGCAAAATGTCACCCAACGGTTTGACAAAGATGGCAACCGTCGTCGCAATGGCAACTGTCGTAGCCGTAGTGGTTACAGCTGGAGCACCAGGAAGATAATTGCTGATAATCGTTGGCACGTCCAGCTGCTCATAGATAGCCTCACACTTCCCATCAATCCGTTTGTAACCAATGATGACGGCAGTCTGCGATTTGTTTTTTGCACCTAAAGGAATTGCGTCAGGAGCGGGACATGGCAACTCAGCAGCTAGGTTTGAAATGTCGAGATCAGGACTCGGCGTTGAAGGGGTGCTCGCCGGCTGACTTGATCGTTCAGCCGGTTTTTTTACGTCTGGATCAATCGGTGGTGGCTTTTTCCTTTCATATGTCAAAGTGCCGGGCGTGAAATCCAACGGCTTGTATGAAGGCATCTCTGCCCCACAGACAACCAAGTTGCCACGCGGATCATCCGTGTAAATCTGTTTGTCTGCTGGCGCTGTGTTTCGCGTCTCCACGCAGCCCGGAATATCCGCCACTGGAAACCCAAGCTGAAGCGTAATGGGTGGTTCATTTGGAATACTCTGAGGTGGCAGTGAACGCCATTCAAGAATCTCTGGAATGGAGATTTGTTGAACCCCAATTTCAGGAATCTCAGGCATGAAGTCAGAACGCTTTACAGCAGGTCAGCTGTGGATTGAGCGTAACCGCAGAAGGGAAGGGCCGCCTGTTGTATATACCGTCCTGTGTGGAAAAACAGCCAGACCATTCACCGATGCAAAAGCCATCCTCAAATGGGTGAAATGGCCAAAAGGAACACCAACTGGCGACGCTTTACGTGAATGGCTTGCGTCTTTTGAGCAGAAATCTCAGGCACCCGCGCCAGAACTTGATATGGCAAAAATCAAGGCTGAAGGTTTCGGGCCTGAAGCCCATGACGACGATCCAACCTTCAACACTAAAATGGTGACTTAATCGGCAGGGCTGGACCCGTAGTTGTCGGCAGTTCTGGCAAAGCCTCATCAATCTTGCCCGGCATCATGTTGGTCATGACCTTAGTCATCTCCAACGTCAGCTCACTCATGTAGTACTTAGTTAGCGATGGAATGCGGGTGTACAGCAGCACCGATCCAACAACCATGCCAGCACTCATAGTGAATGCGGCCACTGACATCACATTGAAAAGCTTTTGCACGATGCCTCCGGATAAAACAAAAGGCCCCCTTTCGGGAGCCTGATGTCGGTCTGTGTGAGAAACCTAAGCTAGTTATAGCTTAGAAATTCCACTTAGCACCCAGCTTGGTGCCAACGGAAGGATCATCCTCTGCCGTGATGAAGCTCACCTCGCCATAGATGCTGACATCTTCAGCGACTTGCACGCTGCCACCAACCTTCCCAGACAGTTCCATGTCAACGTCGCCACCATCAGGGGAGACAATGGCAGGACCACCCTGCAGGTAGAAGCCATAGACGCCATCGCCACCTTCGTAGCCAAAGTGCAGATCCGTAGTTGATCCTTGATACCCGTCTTGGTATCCAGCGTTGTTTTCAACGTTCAGGTAGGTTCCTGCGAGCGCAGGAGATGCCAGCGCAGCTGCTGAAACGGCGACACCACTCGCAATCAGAGTTTTGATCATTGGAAAGAGGGTTAACGTTTTCCTTGGCCACGATACTTCTTCCGCCCATGGGACGGTTTTGAATGTGATCCATTACCTTGGCGTGTCTTTTTTGGCTTGCTAGGGACAAAGTTTTCCCCGCTAAGTGACTTCGCCATCAGTACCCGTCAGTTGACTCCAAGTTTTGATACTTGAGTGCCAGCCCAGTGAACAGCCCATACTGCGGATGGCTGATCATGTCGCGGCCATCAAGGAAAAACAACTCCTCAAGCCAAAGCGTACGCGCAGTCATTGCCTGGACATCTTCCGCCCCTGGCTTGGAGGCAATCATCGGATCAGGGCGTTGCATCTTGATCTGCCTAATGCGGGAATCCCTCAGACTTTGGCATGATCTCCCAGTCATTGCTGACATCGCTCCAGTAAAAATGGAGATCCCCTTCGCCAAGCTCACTGTCGTCAGGCTTTGGAATGGGGGCTTCCCAAGCCTTTGCGGACTTGTTCAGCGTCCAGCCAGCATGGGGGCACGGTCCAATAAAAGAATCAATGTCAGCGTAGTAGGTGTCGCCAATCTGGGCGTATTTGTTGCGGGTTGATCCGTCTTTCTTGGTTGCAATGCAAGTGCAACCATGCCTTTCCGCAAAAATGCTGACCCAGTCCTGGCCGTCGTCTGGGCCCTGAACAATCTGCGTCACCAAATTGTTCGAGTCCAAAAAAGCAATGTATTCAGACATTTGATCAAGCCTCCGCAAACTCAATGCTGCCTGTGCCGGCGGTAAATGTTGTCACGTTATTGCCACTGACAACAGAGGTTGAGAAAGTCAAACCGCCTCCAGGATTGCTAATGGTCACAGTGGTTGGATACTTCAAAAACACAACACCATTTTGACCCGCGCCGCCAATGGTGCCGCCACCGCCATAGTTAGATTGCCCCGAACCTGCTGAGCCTGTAATGAAGTTGCTAGAGCAAACACTTCGCCCAGCACCGCCACCGGCATAAGTCACAGAGCTGCCAGTGACAGAAGACGCGACACCATTGCCGCCATTGATTCCACTGCCAGCAGCACCGGCACCACCACCGCCGCCATGGAAAGCCTCATGATCACAAGAGCTTGTACAGAAAAACGGTGAGTTATTACATTCTGAGAAAGGGCTTCCCCCGTTACCGCCTGCAAAGCCTTGATTAGCTGTCCCGGCGCCACCAGACTTGTCGCCTATGTGATAGGCACCACCGCCGCCACTGCCGCCGCTTCCACCGGATCCCCCACCGGCAAGAGCGAGGTGATCAAAGGCAGACGCAGATGTGTCAGTGCCTTTGAAACGTGAATTAGATCCAGCTGCTCCAACAACCACCGTGTAGGTCCCGGTTGTTGTTAAACCAACGGCAGAAAGTGCCGACGCCCCGCCGCCACTTGATTCACCAGAAATAGAGGAAATGTAGCCACCACCTCCACCGCCACCGCGTGCATGGCCATTAGGTGAACTGTGTTGCCCACCTCCGCCAATCACTAGAAATTCAAGGTTGAAGTCAAACCCAGCTGCTGCACCAAGGGTCAACAAATAACCATTTGACAGAACACTCACGAGAAGTCAGCCCCCAACGATGCAGCAATAAACGTAGAAGAAACGCAGTAATAACTAAGAAGATCAACCTCGTTTGCCCCTGAGGAAAGGGTCGGCGCAGAGCCTCCGGCAAATTTGAAGTTGCTGCCGTAAGTTGTGATCGTACGGCCCCCAGTGCCGTCTTGCTTAATGACGATTACACCGCTTTGCCCTGCTGTGATATTTGTCGGATTGGCAAGTGTTCTGCCCGTTGCGCCGATGGTTACTTCAAAGTTGTTTGATGCCGAAAAATCTGGCGTGATGGTTGCCCCATCGGTCAGCGTTGTGACAGTGCCGCGTTGTGCAGCCGTAAACGTTTGAGCCGTGTCGGTTTTGGCCGTATCAGCATCATGCGCTTGAACCGTGCTGCCGATGTCTGCTGATTCCAGCAGGTTGTCAACGGTCAGCGTCTGAGTGCTGCTAGTGATCGAATCAACTTTGACTGTTCCGAAAGCCATGATCAGAGAACAACCCAGGTAGCGTTAGCGGGAACAGTAACCGTGACGCTCGCGTTCACAGTTACAGGGCCTGCACTAATGCCATTGTAATTCGTTGTCAAAGTGTAATCAGAGGCAATCGCTTGGATGTTTTCAAGGATGGTGCTGGCGACTGCTGATGCGTCACCCCAAGTGACAGCACCGCCTGATCCACCGCTTTTGATGACCTGCCCTGCGGTTCCGTAGTTAGCGCCAGCAATTCCAATCTGTCCGGCAGGGCCAACCCTGATGCGTTCTGTGCCTTCAGTTGTGACCTTGAAGTGACCGTCCGAGCCGGTATCAACAACCTCCGCCTCTGTGTTGCCTTCCGTGATTTTGTCGGTCAGGACAGTGCCACTTGAAGCAGCCGTGACCCTGCCCTGTGCATCAACGGTGATGCTTGAAAATGTGTAGCTACCGGCCGTTACAGAAGTATCGGCAAGCTTTGCAGCCGTAACTGCATCATCAGCAATCTCGGCGGTGCTGATCGTTCCAGACGCTGCAGCCGTGATTCGACCCTGTGCGTCAACCGTGATGTCTGCTGCGGTGTAGCTGCCAGCAGTCACTGAAGTGTCTGCCAACTTGGCAGCGGTTACAGCGTCATCGCTGATTTTTGCCGTTGAGACAGCAGTATCAGCAATCTTGGCCGTTGAAACGGCAGTGTCAGCAATTTTTGCTGTTGTAACTGCACTGTCTGCGATGTAAGCAGTGGCAATCGCTGTGCCATTCCATACGCCTGTTGCAATCGTGCCGACACTTGTCAGGCTTGAATTAACAACAGCACTACCAAGAGTTGTGGCGCTCAGAACAGATGTGCCCGCAATCTTGAATTCTTTACCGCTAGCAATGTTTACGTGTTCTGAGAAATCCCAGCTGTCTGTGCTGTTAGTCCAAATGATCGTGTGATCTGACGTGCCTTTGAGTGTGATGCCGCCACCGTCAGCAGTTGTGTCACTTGGCGATGAGACGCTACCCAGTTCAATGTTTTTGTCATCGACGGTCAGCGTTGTGCTGTTTACCGTGGTTGTCGTGCCATTAACTGTCAGGTTCCCGGCGATAGTGACGTTGCTATCAAACGTGCCAACGCCAGTGACATCTAACGTTCCAGCGATGTCAATGTTGGTGTCAAGCTTGGCTGAAGTGATTGAGCCATCTGCAATCGAGCCAGTGCCAAGCGTTCCCGAAGCTGCCGCGGTAAGGCGACCCTGAGCATCAACCGTGATATTTGAAGCGGTATATGAGCCAGCGGTTACAGACGTATTGGCCAACTTGGCCGCAGTAACTGCATCGTCTGCAATTTCAGCAGTAGAAATTGAACCACTGGCCGCAGCAGTAATCCGGCCTTGCGCATCAACCGTGATGTCTGCAGCCGTGTACGAGCCGGCAGTGACTGAAGTATGCGCCAGCTTGTCTGCCGTTATGGCGTCGTTGGCAATGTCTGCCGTCGCCAGTGGATATGCGCTGACCTTGGTTCCGTCTATGTAACCAAGCGAAGTCCAGGCCGTTGAGCCATCACCAATCTTTAAATATCCCGTGTCTGTCTCATATCCAATCTCTCCGGCTTTCAGCGTTGGATTGTTGTTTGTCCAATTAGTGGCGGTGTCCCGCCGCTGTTGCATCAGTGTGGTGAGTTCAATGGTCATGATGCACCAGCGTCAATGTTGTATGTGTGAACTGTTGAAGCTTGCTTTCCATCATAGATGTAATCAGCCGCGCTAGCCGCTGCCACTGTGGCGCTGGCCGACTCGCTCAAAAGTTGCCCTGTCAGCACTGCATGGCTCACAAGTTCAACCGATACGTCAAAGCGGTCAAAAGAAACATCAGTAACTACTGGCGGGCTTGCGAAACGCCATGCCGTATTTCCTAGCAGCGGTACTGGGGGATCATCGCTGTAATCACCCCACAGTTCAGGAGAAGCAATGAAAAAATCAAATGAACCTTTTCTGTCTAAATAATGCGATTTGATTAGGTTCATATTTTCTTCTGTCAGATACTTGAACTGCAGCTGAAGGGTTTGACCAACTTGCCTGCTGCCTCTGCGGAAAGAATTGTATGAGCCATCTGCACCAGAGCGGCCTACCGCCACAAACCCACCGCTTGAGTAAACCCGTACGTTGGGTGATATTGCCGGGAAAATACTTGCCATTGCTAGGTGGGTACAGCGACTAGCTCTAGGCTGACATTAAAACGGCCTGTTGTCCCGCCCGGTTCAATTTGCAAAGGCCCTGCATACCTCCATTGATAATCTGAAGAGCTTACGGGCACTGTTGTATAGCCTGACCAAACGGCACTCGGTAAATCAAAAGGTATCAACCCGCCCTCTTGGCCAACAAAATGATCTGTGATAGATGTTTGCTGAGCTTCAGTAATTGACAAATACGTGAGCACTAACTTTTGCTCTATCAGGTCGGTTGAGCTGAACAGAAAGCTCACGCCAACACCAGATACGCCATCGTGGCGATCCCCAGGAAAATCCCCAAGCGTCAAGGATCTGGTGTTTGGGGTTATCGCAGGGAAAGTAGCCATCAGCCAAACGAAGTGAAACTTCCATTGACAACATCATTACTGATCTTTGCAACCCCTGAGCTGTTTAACGGAAAGTGCATTGCCGTAATCAATGAGGTGCCGTCCGAGCCATGAGTTATTGAAGTGATTTGGTAGTGATCTGATTCTGTTCGATCATCGTCAGAATTGTTTTTGCGCACTCTTTGCACCTTAATAATGTCAGCCACCGAAAGATTATTGGTCAGCAAAGGTGTTGTAAACGATATGGTGTGTGTGGAATGTTTGCGTATTGCAAGCTGCAATTTCGCAAAATTTCTTGCGTGCCTTCCGGTAACGCAGCAATCAGTCATGTCATATTGGACAAGCCTTGCGTCATTGGCAACGTCTGAATATCTGATTTGTGTTGACTTTTGCATGCCGACACGGAACTTTTTTGACTCCATAAACAGCACCGAAATCTGCACGTCTTTGCGCTGCTCTCCTTCTACGTATTGCTTCTCAAAACTGCCTTGAATAATGTCTGAGTCCGTAAAAGTTGCTGAAGGGGTTAGAGCGGTTGTGTCGATTTGGTTGCCACTGGTCAGAGGCAAGATTGGCCTAAACCTATACCTTCCGTTTTCTGAGACAAAATACAGAAAAAAGAATGGAGACATTGTCGTGATGAAGTCAATTATGTTGACGCTTTGCTCAATAATTCCATTAAAGAAGAGGCCAAGGTTTGTGTGAAATGATGCCAACGCTTGCAAGTTTGAAGTGTCAATAGGCGAAGCAATGTCAGCCGTTGTGCCTGCGACTGAACGCTTGTTTATGACAAACAAATGCATCGCTAAATCCACAAAATGGTGGCTAGCGCCGGTTGTACCTGGAGTGCCTGCGCTGTACAAAGCAACCTTGCAGCCTTGCTCAATAAAGACAGAAATTTGCCGCGTTGTGGTTTTGTACTCGCCTTTTACAGGATCGCTTGTGTCATAAATATCGCCTTGGATTTCCAAGAAAGTGATGTCTGCATAGTCTGTGAAATCATGGCTGGAATCGGGGTTTGTCGGATCAGCAACAGGCGACAAATGGGTTTCTACTACAACGCCCCCCAAAGTTTCATCAGTCGCGGTTTTCGCTGAGTTTGTCTGAGTGTCTATTGTGCCTGAGCCAAACTCCCAAGCGACAGGCTTATCTTCAGCAGTCGAGCCATAAATAGTGTAATAAGCCTGCAGCGACGGAGTAGCTCCGAGTTTCGTGGGGGCATTGTATGAGCCTGCGCTCAAGCCGTAAAAGCTTCTTATGTCGCCAACAGAGTGGCCCTCAAATGTGCTTCCAGAAATAAACTTAAAGTTGCTGCCGAAATTTATAGAAGAAGCCGCGACACCTTGGGAAGTCCAGTAGGCAGTTGTTCTGTCAGTTCCAGACTCAACTTCCCAGACTCTCAAGGTTGAGCCGTTGATCTCAAAAGTGGTGTTTGAGGTGTCCCCTGAACCAATAGTTAAATCAAGCTCGTTGTAATAGTTGTTGTAGAAATCAGGGTGGGCTTGCTTATAGCCGCCTGGCTTTTCAACTCGCTCGATGAAGCTTACTGCATCTGGATCACAGAAAATTTTACCGCTTGTGATCGGGCAAACATTTTTAGCGGCGTCCATTGTCGCGGTGGACCTGTAATAGGTCGTGAGGGTCGGGATTGTTCCACCCCGTGCGGTTAAAGACAAATCCCCGACATAAGTCAGCTGAGCGACAGGTGTTGAAACAACTTCGCCCTGGCTTATTGGATAAAGAAAGATTCCGACAAAGTTGTAAGAAGCCTGTTTGATCTTTTTGGGCTGCATCCAAAGCCCTCCGACAGAAACACCCGCAGGCTGCGGACCATCTGTTGAGTATTTGCAAAATACGAGTGGGACTAAATCTCCCGGCGCCGCAGTGGATTGTTCCTGCCCTTGTGATTTTGGCTTGCGCGGTTTTTGGCTAGCGTTAATATCGTCTTCGCTGCGTGCTGGAGTGGTGCAAACAGGTAATGCCGTTTGCTCTGCCTTGATTTCGTCTCTTGCTTGCTGCCTAGCTTTTAATAAGGCTTCAAGCTTCTTTTTCTGTAGTTTGACGTATTTTTTGTACGCCTTAAGTGAAATTGCACCTGCCATCAGCTGAAGATAGGGCCGTGCCTAGCTGTAATCATGCTAAGCCCAGGTGGGTTCAATGGGGTCACTCCATGTATCAGCTCCACAACAGTGCTCTCGCCTGTCAGAGGCGCTCCATCCGCATCTAGCCAGACGTACTGAGAATCACGCACAACGAGCGTGCCCCCTTCCCTGGTGACGCCGTCTTGACATACAGCTGAAACGCTGTGCAACACAAGGATGTCAGACATATCTCTTGTTGCTTTTATCGACCATGTTTACCGTAATTTTGCGGTTTGGCACCTGCGGATTGCGCTTGTTGATTGCTGGGTTGACTTTCCATGACACAGTCGTTTCAGTCACGGATGCCCCCTCGATGCTGCCAATGTAACGGCTTATCAGTTGGGCGCTTGACGTGTGGAACGCATCGCTGCCTGCATTTTGCACATACAAGCTTGCTATCACCAGATTGTCGGCTGCTAAAGCGGTGTCGGTGATGTCAACAATCTCTGCAGTTGCGGCAAGCTCAACCGTCAGGTCATTGATTGAAGAGGCTGAAATCGAGCCAAAGCCTTCAACATCAAAAGCAAGGTATACATAATCCCCTTGCGCACTGGTGTCCGCAGAGCCGAGAACCTGATTGCTTTGATAGAAATTTTGCCACTGATAAGTGGGGTTTCTCTTTGTGCCGTCTAAAACATTAGAGCGGTCAGCGTAATACTCTAAAAAGCAAAGGACGTCGTAATTAGCCATCAGCCAATACCTATACCTGCGCGAGTTGCTTGATCGCGCGCAATGATTTCCAAAGTCTGCAGTACGCCTGCCTCAACAGCGGCACCTAATTCTGTGGTGGTAACAAAGTTTTGCCCATCCATTTGAGTGACAGGGCCGGTTTGGATGCTCACGTTTGCTGTTGAAGGAACGGCCATGCCCCCCTCCGCAAAGCCTGGAATAGCACTTGCACCACGCTTGCCTGACAGGAAGTTGGCTGCAAATCCAGCGGCCTTGCTTTGAGGAATGATGTATTCAGGCTCGCCACCTTCACCGATAAGGCCAAGGGTCGGCCCTTTGACAACACCGCCTCTAGCAAAAGGCGTAAACGAACCGAGGTTGTAGCCGCCTTGGGCTTGCGCAGTGCCCCCGTCTCCACCACCACCGCCTGAATTGTTATTTTGCCTTCTTGCAGCGTTAAGCGCTCTTTGCGCAGCGACTGCCCTATAGATAGCGTTAGCTGCTGTATTGGCATTCTGCGCAACTTGAATAAACATGTGAGCAGATTGGCCAGCATTTGAAGCAACCCCAGCTGTAGAGGTTTTTAACCTGTCCGAGTGTCCGTGGCTTTTGAGGATATTGTCCCCTAACTTTTTAGCTTCTGTATCGCTTTTCCCTATCTCCTTGCTCACAAGTTTTTGCTGGTATTCAACTTTAGCCTGGTTTTCTTTCTGCGTTAAAACAGCCCGTGCTGCTAATTTTTGATTTTCAGCAATCTCGCCTTGCGCCTGGATTTGTTTGTCAATAACTTGAACGTTTTGGCGCTGAGCATCAACTAGGTTCTTTGTTTTATCAAGAATAAGCTGGGCCTTTTCTGCACTATCGGCTTCAGCTGCAGCCAACTCGCCTTTGGCCTTGATGATATCTATCTCAACCGCTGCGGTCTGCCTGCGGAACTGAAGTGCCTGCCTTTCTGCCTCAATCCTGTTCAAGGTTTGTTCATAGACAATCCTTGCCCCTTCCAGCTCAGCTTTGAAGATTTCACCCGCAATGCGTTGACGATCTTTTGCAGTTTCTGCGTTTTTGTATGCGTTTTGAAGCTGCTGGATGCCTAAGTTGTTTATCTCTTTTTCTGCGTTAAGCCTAGAATCAGTGATTTTAACTGAGTTTTGATATGCCTGCTCTTGCGCTTGAACAGCTTGCTTTTCTTGCTCTACAAGCCCAACGGCAGTTTTCAAAGATTCAATTTTGCGCTTTTGGGCCTCTACAGCAGCATCAACGGCAGGTGGTATGTCTTGGAAGCTTTGTGCCGCTCCAGCGGCTCCGGCTCCTAACTCATCTACAAGAGGTTTTGTCAGGCCAAGGTGCTCTGCTACCTTCATGATCCCTTTGACCATAAAGCCAAAAGGACTATTCTCAAGTAAGAAAAACAAAGCCTCACCGATTTTTGTTATCACTGGCGTGATCAAGCTCAAGGCGTCGAAAAAGGTCTGCGCCCCTACGACAAGAATATTGCCAATAAGATTGGCTGCCTTTTCAAAGTCAACTCTTTCAAAGATATTGCGCATGAGTTCAAGGATTGGCGCAAAAGCTTTCTGGGCCTTGGGCAGGACGGCGTTGGCTAAGTTTTTGAAAAAACTCGACACTGCTTTTATTCCACCACTTAATGCCTTGATTCCTGCAGTGATTGCAGGCGCGACAAATGCGCCCAAGGCTTCCATGGCGTCCCTTGTTTCTTCGCCAAGTGTGTCCATCGCCCCGGCAAAACCTTTAGCCGCCTCACCGGCAGCGCCACCGTATTGACGCTGAAGCTCTTTCAAGATGAAAGCCTGGGCTTCGGCTGTTTTATTAGCTCTAACCATTGCCTTGACTTGTTTTTTCTGCGCGTCAGTGAAGCGCGTTCCAGAACGCTGCAAAGCAGTCAAGCCGACCTCTGGGGCCTCCAAGGCTTTGGCAACTTGCAGCAAGACGCTGTTTACGTCTTGGTCTAAGACTTGAGCCATATCAGCCGCTGTCCCGGCAACCTCTTCGTAGCTGCTTACGCCAATCGTTTTAAAACTGGTCAGCAGTTTGAAGCCTTTAGTGAAGTCTTCCTCGTTGAACAGAGTGGCCTTGCCCAGTTCATCCGCACTTGCTTTCAACGAGGCCAAAGCGGCATTGCCATCGGTTGTCATTCCCTTGATGCCGTTGGCTAAAGCGGCAGTGTCTTTCTGGCGATCTGAAAAAACAGCAAGTGAATCCGTTACCCCTTTGACAGCCGCGCCAAACGCAACCAATGGGGCAAGGTATGTGGAAAAAGTCGCACCTAACAGCTTGAAGCTTTGCCTAGCTGTGCCAGCACTCTTTGACATTTTGACGAATTGCCCTTGGGCATTTCGCAGCTTTCCCCGGCTGTCAACAAACGTCTTATTGAGCTTTTTGGCCTCGCCGTCTACTTTGCTCAGCGTTGCGCTGACATTGTCCTTAGCTGTGAGGTCAATGACAACGGTTCCCGCCACAACATTTTTGCCAGGTTCAGCTAAGTCTACCGCCGCTTAGCTTTCCGGCGCATCTCCTGCTGCTCCTCAGCCTCTACCTCAAACAGCAAGCACCAAAGCTGCAGCTCTTCGCGAGACATCTTGTTTGAAAGCTCAGAAAGCGTGTAGCCCAATTCACGGGCCACACGCATCTGCACTCTCAAAGGCCAATCATCCTTGAAGAGCTTGCTTAGTTTTTTGCCTCATCCTCAGTGACGTTGCCTTCACCAGTGATCAAAGCCACCATCAGGCCCTGCAGATCCTCGTCCCTGACTTCATTTTTTAGTTCAGCAACTTCGCCAGCCTTGAACATCCGCTGACCGTTTTCGTCAGTTGCTTTGTTGACCAGAAGCTGCAAAGCGTACTGAGTAGCGTCGTCTGAGTTGGCCTGCTTTTGCGCACGCTCACGCTCAGCCATTGTCAAAGGCGTAGACCAAAACACAAATTCATCCCCATTGCTCAGGATCACAATACGCTTCACCGGCGTCAGATTTGCAGCTTTCTTGAGACGATCAAGTGCGCGTCCGCTTGCACTGGAAGACATAAAAACCTGTGAACAGTAAACAGATACTACTCATGAAAAAACCCCCAGCGCAAGCCGGGGGCAAACAAACCAGCAGAAAGCGATCAGGTCTTGGAAAGGTCAAACGTGGGCACAGCAGAAGGCCGGAATGAAACCTCAATCTGCTGAGCATCATCTGGGTTGACGGAATAGCTGGCAGAAGTCAACACAGCTTCCATAGTGATGGAACGGCTGGAAGTGTCATCAACAGTGCCAGAAGAAATCACACGGTCGATGTACAACTTGAACTGAACACCAGTCTGAATACGTTGAATCACGTCTTCCACCAAGCGGGATGCAATGGTGGTGTCGTCGTCAGTGGTGTAGATAGTCGCGGAACCTTCACCATCAGCAAAGCCGGTGATGTAGGTCTTGAACGGTGCGTTCTGACCAAGAGTTTGACCAATGGTGGTCACGTCAATTTCATCGCGGGTGATCTCAAAGGACCATTCACGAACAGCGCCAACCGCTTGGAACTCAGCAAACTTGATGGTGAATGGGGTGGTGCCGTCCGTGCCGTCAGATGACAAAGCAAGCTCTGTACCGCCAGCAGTAGCAGAAAAAGTGGCGATGCCAGTTGATGCCGTATAAGTCCTGATAAAGACATCAGTGCTGGCGCTTAAGCCGCCAGGGAGCGTCCCACCGCTGCCAGTCCCGAATGAAACCTTGTCGTTGACCTTAAAATTTCGGTAGGTCCCGACCATGATGTTGTTACTGGCATTAGTCACGTTCGATGCGGTGAACGTGCTGTCAGTGCCAGCAGGCTTGTAATAGAGTGCGCCGGACGTACCGGACAGAGTGGTTGCCATAACGTTTGTACGGTAGTTGGCTCAGCTCATTGTACGAAGGCATTGAATGTTATGGCTAGCTCTGTTTGAAAAAAGGATTCAGGTGCGCCAGCTTCAACGATTGCCGGACCGTTGGCTGCGTCAAAAATAATCTGGCTGACGATCTTCCGGTCGAACAGGTCTTTTAAGCGTTCGGCCAGCGTAAAGTTATCGCCAGTGCCTACACCGATTGGGCTGAAAATACCGATAACAAGAATGCCTGCCTGGCGATTGCTGCCAGTTGTAGGGCCTAGCAATGTCGCATAAGCGTTTTCCCCGAACCGCACCTGAACCTTGATCCAAGTTGAGTTGTTGGGCGGCGTGAACGGCACGTTCTCATAACTCACCTGATAAGCAGGCGACTCCGCCATTTCTGTGGCAATGCGTGCCTCAATGGCAGCCCTGATGTCGTTATATGTACTGCTCATGGCTTGCTCACAATCCTGTTCCACATGCTAGGGATTGCGTTTTGCACGTCCTTCCCGGCAAGCAAAGTAGGCCAGCCTTGCGGCAAGCCAAAACGTGATCGAAACTTGCCCCCCCAAGACGGAGGCGTGTTTTCTCCGTATGTGATGGCTTCGCCGTAATTCTGGGTGTTGTTGACAACCCTGGCGGTCAGGCCCTTGTCCACATAAACAGGCGGTTGCCAATTTGACCTGAACGTTCCGCCGTTGACTTCACCAACAGGGCTCAACTCCACAACCCGGTTGCGCAGCTTGATGCCTGCCTCTTTGACAAGCTCCTGCACCTTCTCTTCGCAGTAATCGCCAATCTGCAAAATCTGGATTTGACGCTTAGCCATCAGCCCCTCAGGATCAGGACGTAAGTAGCCGCCGTGTTGGCCTGTTCAACCGTGCTGACTGAAATAATCTGATACACAACGGAGCTAATAACAACCCGGTCTTTCGTCCCTGGGGCAGTTGTCAAGTCGCTTGCTGCAACGGTTAAGCGCTTATCTTCCGCTTGGATCAGGCTGCTGACTTCTGCGTTTGTAACGTCTTCAACAACGCCTTTGATTGTGGTGTCGCTGACTGTTTCACCGCTCAAGCCGGTAGTCGTGTTGTAAGCCCCACTGGTGACATATCTGATCGTGACGTCACCGCCAAGCTTTGCAACTGCTTTGCCTGCAGCTTTTTTGATTGCATCAGCAAGTGCCATCAGACGCGATAAGCAAGGCAAGCGCCGCTGGACAGCGTAATGCTGGTGACAATCCCCGACAGCTTGGTGTCAGCTACAAAAGTCTCACCGGCCAAGCTGTTGCCGGTTGCGTTCTGCACAGTGATTGCACTGATCACCGTGTCTTCTTTGAAATAAATCAGGCAAAACCGGCCAGTGTGCTCAGCGGTGTCTGAGATGAACTCGAAGCCGCCTTTCAGGTCTCCGTACATGGTCAGCTCCGTTTGATAGCGATGTTGCCTGGTCCACTAATTCTAAGA